TATGCGTTTCTTAAAATACTCCGGCCTTCCGGATTGTCTTTTACGCTCTCCGTTCGGAATAGCATTGCTTTACTCATCGGTATAGTAAGCAGTCCATAATCCGGAGGCGGTTGCTGTGTCATTCCAATCAGATTGTCACTATCATCATATTCCCAGCGATACAAGGTATCCTGTGCTCTCGGAGGAAGTTTCTGCCAACCTATCAGTCCATCAGAGTATTTGCTTGACGATCTTCGGTTCTTTGTTTTACCCATTCGGCGCTTATATACAATCTCATGGAAGCTCCAACCGTAAGGCAGGAATGACAGGATTTCCGAAATGGTGTCTGTCCATGTGGCCTGCATGTCGTCCATACAGCTTTCAACAAACTCTGCAGCTTCCTTATCCTTGGCACCATTGCCTCCCGGTTCCACATGCCACTCGACCTGCCGGATCATCATCTTGATTGCGAAAAGAATAGCTCCAACGGTATCGTCATTCTTTTCCATTTCCTGAAACACCTTTATCCCACGCATTCCGGACAGTTCCGGAAGAAATTCCTCGTAAAACTGTCCTTCCCAGCGTTTCTGTCCAATCCGTCCATACTCTTTCATCTTCATCACCCCTCTTTCCGGCTATATCAGCCCCAGTAATTGTCTTTGGTCAGCTCCTGTAATTCTTTGACTCCAGGTGCTGTACCTGTGTGTTTCTTGATCTTTCCGAGATACAATGCCAAAGCAAGAGCATCTGCTCGGTCAGGGGAGTCAAGACCCCTTTTCTTCATCTCTTTTTTTGATTCGATTTCAAGCTTTCCGTTACTCGTCATTGTATATTTTCTGGAGGAAAGCTGGCCGATCGTCTGCTCATCGTCTTCAATTACAATTTGCTTGTTATCCAGAAGATCTCGCATGCTGGCCCACATGGCGGTGGTCAGGTTATTGTACTTTTCAGCTGCATCTTTACCTGCTGCCGTATCGGTCTCAATCTTTTCTGCTGCATTTATCGGAATAATCTGCATCTTATACAGCTTCTGTTCTTTCCGAACTTCCTTCAGACGGTCAGTAACACCTCCACCAAGACCGGTATCATCAATCTGTACATACACCTTGCCTTCATACTTTGAATACTCCCTGTATATCTTTTTGAATTCCTTTACGATGTCACCTACAGTGGCCATCAGGTTCTGTCCTCGCCTGTTTCGGACTATTTTGCAATGACCATGATAATTACGATATATGATCGTTTCATCATCTCCGAAACGGGCCACATCTACCCCCAGTGATACAAACTGCATCCCAGCTGAATCATCAAGTTCTAACAATTTACTGCTGCACTGCTCGATCAGGCTTAACGGAATAAATACATCATCTTCCTGATTCGGAAATTCTCCACGGACACGGACACGGACTACGTTTGAATCCCATCCATACTTCCTTATGAGTGAATCAATATTTTCTTTGTTTGTTCTACTGCTGTCTGCAGATGATACAGTGTGGCATTTATACAGTGCCCTGTCTCTGGTATGCGAATCATAGAATGTTCCAGATGTTCGTGTTGGGTTTCCACACAGAAGAAGTTTATTATTTGATCCGGATAAGGTACCAAGGATAGCCTCCATGATCGGATCCGCAACACCGGAAGCTTCATCAACGATAAAAAGCATATTATCTTCATGGAAGCCTTGCATATTCTCTGGCTTTGTAGCAGTCCTAGCAACACCAAACCAACGCTTTTCATTGCCAACCATATAAACATAGGTCTTTGTCCATTTCAGAAGCATAGAGAGCAACTCAGACTTGCTCATCCACTTAGAAATCTCAGACCAGAGGACATCGTGCAACTGCTGTTTGGTTGGTGCTGTCGCAACGATTCTTGGATATGGGAAACAGGTTATGAACCAAAGAAATACTGCTGCCTCAAGACCAGTCTTTCCTACACCCTGTCCAGATTTAATACTGACCTTCGGGTTTGCCGCCAAATCTCTTGCAGCTTCTGCCTGCCATTCATCAGGTTCAAAGTTGAGCACCTCCCGGAAGAACATAACCGGATCATTTCGCCACAGCGGTATGCTTTCATCAAGGAATTCAGAGAACTGAATATCATCCATCTTTGTTCTCTCCTTCCCTTGCTTTTACCACAGCTTCGGCCCATGCACGAACAACCTCATTGCCCTTGCTTTCTCCGGCTATCTTCTGCTTTTCAAGTCTCAGCTTCGCAAGTGCTTCAATAGCCTTTGTCTTCTTTGACTGTACAGTTGACAGCTCTTTTTCAAGTCTGGCAATCATATTGTCCTTGTTTTCCATTGTGGTTTGCATGTTATACATATCTCCCGGCAGACGTTCTTCAGCAGATATTTTCTTCTCTATGCGTTCTTCGTAGAGCTGCTTGTCCTCTTCTGTTTTGAATGTCCTTTTGCTTTCGCTTCGGTTGAATCCATACAGGGATACTTCACCTTTCATGTTCCGGTATTTATTGATTGCAATCATAATCCTTCTTTCCCTCACGGCAAAGAGCTGAATCTGTTCGATCAGGAGCATTTCTTCATCCATCGGGATATCTTCGATCATATCTTTTTCAGACTCATCAAGGACATCCCAATATACAGAGGAATATGCTCCGTGTTTCTCTGCAATCTTATCTCCCGGTTTCAGTGGACCGCCCTTATTTCCAACTGCATTTCTGTTTCCAGGCTGTCCACCTTTATGGCGAGCGTTCGTTTTTTTCTTTTGCGAACGTTCGTTTTTCTTTCCTTTTGTCTTTCCGTCCCAATTCTGTGTTGATTTCCACCGCCGAACTGTGCTGGCCGGGACGTCCAACTTCTTGGCAATGTCAACAAGTTTCATCCCGTTCTTATACATTTCCTCAGCTTCAATGCTGTTGGGACTTCTTGCCCTTGCCAATGGACACCCCTCCCCTCCATCATCTTATTTCGGCATATGCAAAAGGGAGAGGTTGCACTCCCTCTCCCTGCTTTCTGTTCTATATGTCGTAGAACAATATTAAATTTTTGTAATAAATTCAGCTTTTGAATAGCCCGTCACCCCTTTTGTCATCATCTTCAAGAAGTCTTCTTTTGAAAAATCTGACAATCGGAAGATCTCCTCCGGTCTCATTCCAAGCTGTTTTCCGATTTCTTCAACTGTTTTGCCTTCGTCCATGAGTTCTTTAACGATTTTCTTCATAGGTTCTAGCAAATGGGTACCTCTTGCCC